CCATCATTTGCATCAGATGACTCCCATTATAGAAACGGCCATTCCCCATGTCAAACTTTCCTGCCCTGCCTCATTTATATACCTACATAAAAAATCCTGCCATATATTTAAACCGATCGTCTTTCCGCATAATAAAATACCGCAGGAACGTAATAGTTCTTACGGTACTTATGGTGCCGGAGGTGGGACTTGAACCCACACGATATTGCTATCGGCAGATTTTGAGACAACGCATTAATCCCGAAACCGTCGATATTATTCGTGTTTTACTTGTTTTTTGTTGCCATAACTTCTCATATGTTTTTATTGACTGTTGTTTTTGTGTAGTGCTTATCTTTGACGGATTTTTAACAAAACAGGGTGGTTTCCCACCCATTTCTTGTAGATACCGGATCACATCCGAGCGATAGCTGTACCCACAGTAATAGTGAACAGTCCTGCATATATTCCGCGTTGTCTACGTGCGACTGTCAGCTTGTGCTCCATATTCTTTATTTCTTTCTTCAACCCTTCTAATAATAACCTCGATTCTTGCAGTTCTTTCTTCATTTCTGTTAATGATGTCGTTGCATTCATCAAGGATTTCTCTGTTCTTTCGAGTTTTGTCTGCAATACTTCCAGCTGCTTCAGCTGCTCCTCGGAGTTCAGATTCAGCATTGTAAATTTCTGCCTGAGTTGCGTTAAGTCCAGTTTCTGCCCGGCCCACTCGGTCCTCAATTCGTTCCAGTCCGCTATTGACATCGTGATAGTCTGCTTTTGCTCTGCTTGATTCGTAGTACCGCCAGCCGCCGATACCTGCAAGCAATAGCAAAATGACAACCCCAATAACAAGCAAACCGTAATAATTGCTTGTTTTAATGTTTTTCCACACATTTAGCCCTCCTGTTTGTAAAATTCTGCTTTGCCCCGAATCAAATCTCCACCCGGTACTAACACGCCGCCGTTACTGTAATCCGGTAAATATAGCAGATCCCAGCGCATATCGGGGTCTCCGCTATCGACGCCGTAACCGTCAATTTGGGCGATTTCCGCGTGCGTATATACATCGTCCGCAGTCAATTCAAGTATTTCTTCAGCTTTAGCCGTTAACATCGCCATGGCTTCAATCTGTTCTTTTGTCGGCGGTTCACTTCCTAAATCTATGCCATCAGGATGATCATAGTAGCATACCGCGTCTTTGCAACACGCCATCGCTATACCGATTGACCGGCTGTTTCTGTGCCACGTGTGTGCCAGCCTTTCAGTGAAATCTTCGTGCATGACGTGATATCCGCCAGTCCGGTCTATTACTACTGTATAGTCAGGCAGATTAACTACACTCCCGTCACAGCCGGTCCAATGTTCATAGATTCGATCAATGCCTCCTGCTGCATTCCGCAGCAATACTTCAATTTCGCTTAGTGTCATCTTTTTTTAACTCCTTTTCTATAGCATCCGGTCTGCCGTTGCGGTTTTTATCCACCATATACTTGGCGATAAATGCAATCGCCCCAACGACCGGAACCGCCGTATAATCTTCAAAGAATTTAATCAATGTCATCGTATTTGCCGAACCCCTGCAAAATTCAATAACCCACGCGGCCAGTACGACGCAAAACAGAATTAAAAAGCCTATGGCATAACCATAGACTACTTTCATAGACGGCTTGGCATTCCCTTTCGGTATGTGACCATTTACGTATCCAACAGCGTTTTTCCATAAAGTTCTTATTTTTTCTACCATATCACACCGCCCTTCCGATTAATGCAATAACCACCGAAATTATAGTCGAGATCAAGCCAGCCACTTTATAGATGTTGTCAATTCTGTTATGAGCCGATTCCGCCACTTGTTCTGAACGCGCCTGCGCAATTTGTAGTGCGGTTATTTCCGGAATCATTCTAACAAGCATGTCAAGTTTCTCTTCCATTTTTGCCATCCGTTCTACAAATTGCATTGTTATTTTTTCTCCTTCATTTCTTTCCATGGTGCACCACCTTATTTAATACGCTTCTATCTGTAATTTTCTGCATTTTTTATTCTCCTTTCAATCTGATTTTAAATACACTAAGTTCACGGACTATTCTCTCCAGTGCTTCCGGACTTATATCCACCATACTCATTATTTATCATCCTCCGTCTTATTTTCAGGCTTTTCTTCCAATGGTTTGCTCCGGATGCATTTCTTATTTGTACAAAGTCCTGTTTTTTTATCCATTTTTCGGTGACACAAAAAGCAACGTTTCATTTAAATCGCTCCTCTCTTGTCTGTATATTCGGATACCAGCAGCTCTCGCTCTTCTTTTAGTTCCGTGTATAGTTCTTCGTCTTCTATGGCTTTTGCTTTTGCCATCTCGATTTCCATGTTTCCAATTTTTTCGCTGTATTCTTTATCGAGTATAGCTATTTTCTCCGCGGCCGACAAAGTTGGTATTTCTACTACTTCGTAGTAGTCACCCCGATCGGCGATGCTTGCGTCGTTTTCATTGCACCAGCCCGCGATTTGGCTGTATTTTTTATAGTCTATATTTTTCTTTTCTATTTTCGTGCCTAACATCTCTTTCCCGCCTCTCTAGAATCCTTCCGCGCTATAGAATGTTGTCGGTCCGAACGCCGAACTGGTATTAATCACGAGCATTGTATTTGTCGTGGCCGCCGATACAGCCACGATATAATTGCTCGCGTCTGTACTCCCAACAGACGCGCTTAAAGATATATGTACCGGTTTCGTATTAAAAGGGATCGGGAAGGCTCCTGTAATGGTATGGGTAACCCCGTCGGCGGGATGCATTACGATGCCCCAGACTTCTTTCCATCCGTCCGACCATAAACGCCACCCTCTTTCATTGGTCCCGTCCACGTCTATCACATATCTGATTGGTTTCCCTCCAATATATGAGGTCAGATATCCTGCATCGTTGGACAATTGGGATACGTTTCCGGGAATATCTGACGTATGCGCGTATTTCTGCCACCCTGTCCAGTTGCCGTAATTGTATACGTTTATCCAAAGGCAATTGGTTTGTCCGTTTTTATTAATTCCTGTTATACGTACGATGACCGCATTTACATTAACAAAACAGACTTCCCTAACTCCCCAGGCTAAATCAGGTGGGCACTCAATCGTAGTCCCCGTATCAGTAACTATATAGGTTTTATTGGCCACACCCCGCGGATTTGTAATATCTACATTCAGGGCATTTGAGATTACACCATTTTTATGCGCCTCCGCCAAAAGGTATCCTGCTATGGCATAGGTGGTATCTATACGGTTGCCATTGGTATCGTTTGTAGCTTTATCGGCTCTATCGGCCGCGTCTGCTCGATTGACATGGATGTCAGAGTAGTCAATATCTTGCGTCCCGTCAAAGGTTCTTCCGATGGTTCGGATATCGCCGCCAAGGGTAATGCTCCTTGCGGTTTTTAACTTTGTAGCACTGGCAGCATTACCAGCTATCCCATTTGCGTGGGCGTCGGGATCTGCGGCATGAATATCTGCATCATCTCTGTCTTTTTTGATAGCCTTATCAATCTTATCCCAGTTCGCATTCCGTTTATCCACATCGTAAATTTCCGTTTGTAAAGGCTTTTCAAGATTTATCGTTTTCGTGTAATTAGGCATCAGCTAATACCTCCGCTTTTAAATCATGATGAGTATACATCAATTCTTTCATTCTTCTGTGAGTAAATCGTTTCAGATCTATGTGACGGTTATACATCAGATCTATTTCAATCGTTAGATTTGCAGGCAATATACATCGGAGCATATATTCTGCAGTTTGTCTTTGTCTTTTAACACCTAACGCGATTAATATTTTTATGTAATATTGATCGTGTTTTAGATCGATACTGTAATTTCCTTCGCCGCAAATACCATCCAGCAGAATTTCCAGGTTTTTGTATGTATATGGAGTATTCGGTGTGATTTTAGCAAGAATCGCCATTCGCCGATCATTCAGAGTATCCGTACTTCTCGGTGTCAGTTTCAGCATATCTTCCCACCGTGTCGCTCCATCCGCATTGAGATCAAAGACAAAAGTATTTAAAGCTTTTTCAACGAGCAGCCCAATAATACAATTCAGCTCTGGATCTACTGTTTTTGCGAATTCTTTAAACTCTACCGCATTAGCGAGCACATCTGGAAAATAATGTTTAATATTTGCTTTCCGCAATTTGAGGCTATCCCGTAAATTATTACTCATACGTCAACTCCCCCAGCTTAACAATTTCATCAACTCCCAGCTGCAGGTTTCGTTTTGATCCGTTAATAGTAGTTTCTTCTACATCGAGAACGCCAGTTACACCTAAAATACAGCTTTCTATCTTAGCCACACGGATAATAAGTCCTATATTCGTAAACTCGTTAACCGATACGGTCTGTGTATCTTTCCATTCGCAATTAAGCCCTTTCAGATAGTCATTGATCGTTTCCGTGACTTTCGGTTTTATATCATTCAATACAAAACCATTTTTTACAGAAATTTTTGCTTTGATGTTAATTGCTTTCTCCGTTACCCCTGCTGCTGTCACATAATGGCCTATTGGCGCTACACCGACACCCTGCTGATGATAAGGAACTGGGTCTAATATTTCTTGCACTTTATTCACAAATTCCTCGTCGGGCGATTTAAATTCGGATGTGTAAAATACGACTTTGACTGTGCCTCCGCCATTCCAGACCGGGTATACTTTGACGCCGCCCACACCAGATATAGATAGTACCTTTTCTTTATAATCCGCAATATTTCCACCATATGCCTGCGTTTCGAAACTTTTTAAATACCGCTGCCGGAACACTTCCGTATCTTCGTCATCAACTGCGGGTATAGTCAGCGCTTCAATCTTTGCAGACTGTAGGTCCGGTAAATGGTCAATAGGCACAAGCATCCCCGTTGCCCTATTTCCTGATATACCTACCGTCTCACAGCGCAGCAGATAACTGCCGGCCTTTAACTTTTCTGTTACTGCATAATTGATTCCGTCACAAGAAAATTGATGCCCGATTGGTATTTCCAACGTAACCGGAGTAAATATCCCACGTACGACCGCCATTGTTGCTTTATATGGCACAAGCCCACGTTCTAAAGCTCGCTCAATTAGAAACTTGCGATCTGCCGTATCACCAAATGTGTTTTTCATAAACCAGTCAAGCGCAGCATACATCAGTTCAAGTTCGATCGATACCGGAGCCGTTGCATCATGTATAATACTGCCTTCTCGTTTATCCACTGCGAGGCTAACGGCATCGAGCATTCTTTTTTCTATGACAGAGCTCGTTTGATCCTCATACATTCCTTACCTTCACGCTCCTTTCCATTTCGATATCCCCAAAAATAGAATGAACTACAAAATAACATTTGACATTTCCATGTTTGTCATATTTCAAATCAAAACCGTCTACTTTGTTAATGCGGTCATCTACCAGCAGCGCTTCTTCTATCCGGCGCGGAATCTCGGGGATGACATAAGGCATAGGTTTTCCAAATAAATCGGCAAGTTCCACGCCATAATCCGAAGAATAAATGATGTGCTTATATCGTTCTGTATTTAAGATCTTATAGACGGCTTGCCGCACAGCTTCCAAGTCATCTGTTATTATCCCCGACACCGTTTCCTCTTCAATATTCATCCTGTAGGTTTTAGACGGCATACGTGTCCGGCTGCCCGCAATGGACACGTTGTTAAATTCTTCCGGTAATAGTTTCATTTAATCACCCCCACTGTCCGTGGACATCGGCGTGGTTATACACACGATTAGCAACAAAAAACAGCTGCCCGCCGGACTGCTGTATCATGACGACTTTCTCTCCGATTTTTAACCCGTTATAGATAATGATCTTCTTCCTCCCTTTATAGTCATGGTCGTGACTAGCATACTCCGCATATCCTCCGCCGCCTGCCCGCTTTTCGGTGATGTGGTTGACTTCAATATCTACTTCAAAATCACGAACGTTATCGGAAAGTATCAGAAAATCTTCATCCAGTTCATTCTCTCCTACACGGATAACTAAAGGTGCCTCAGATATGACTTCGCCCAGAACGAAATCAGACGGATTCATTCCGCGCACGGTCTGTGCGACAAGAGATTTCAATACATTCGGCAATTCATCATTGATCATTGATTACACCGCCTTTCAGCGTCAAGTCCATCTTGTGCGCCTGGTTAGAAAATGTATGAACCACCTTTGTGACCAGTACTTTCTGCGCCAATTCCACATCGCCCAAATTAAGCTTTACATAAATCATGGAGCCCGCACGTACCCGAATATCTCCTGCAGCTCCCTTTATGTCCAGTTTCCTACGGACTACATTATAGAACTTAAGCATTTGGTTCGCCCGCTCCTGCGGATTTTGGATATTTTTCTGCAACTTTTCATAGTACTGCAGGACACCCCACTGGTCTTTTTCTTTTGATTTTGCAAATTCGTCAGGGCTCATCGGCGCATAGAATTCTTTCCTCTTACCCTCTCCCTGTTCCTGTTTATCTTCTACTACCAACTTAACCAGGTTATATGTGTCCTTGTCTATGCTGCTTTCATAATCAAAATCTTCTGCAGTTTCATTGTCTATGAGGATGGGAACCGCCATATCAATCGGCCTAGAGAGCATGAGTTTTTGGAAATCATCGTAAAGCACATAAACTTCTTTTGTATTGACTAAGGTGACGTCCAGCGCACCCTGAATAATATCAAAAAGAGTAGCATTATCCTCCACCCTCTTATCAATCACGAATTTAGTATCCGCCAATGTTCCGACTTTTAGCTGAAAATATTCGGCCAGCTTCTGTATGACCTGCGTGGCGGTCATATTCTTGTATTGCCAGCTTTCTTTATTTTTCAGGTATCGGAGTTGATCATAAGCAGTGACATCGATACTGCTGTCTTTGTTTCGTTTCTTTACGAAAACAAACCCGAAGAAAACAGCTTTATCTCCAACTTTAACCTGCACAGTATCCCCCTCAACAAATTTAAGAGTTTCATCTTTGTATACGGTAAACGTGAACTTCCCCGGTGCCCCGCTGATAGTCCATTCAATTTTCGCTCCATCCAACACGGCAGGCGCGTAATATTTGTTTTCCGTCTTGTTATGGATAATAACTTCAAACAAGTTTAAGCACCTGCCCTTTTATATTCTTTTCAAGCGGGTTAGTCACCCCGCTGGCGTTGGCCACTGCTCGCCAGTCAAGATTGCCATCAATAACGCCTTTACAGGCTTCCAGCACAGACAATTGATTTGTTATTTTCATCATTGCGGGAACCTGTGTTGTCGGGGTATATCGCGGTTCTTTTACCCGTAATGTTTCCGTACCATCTTCATTCTTCGTCACTTCTACTTCTTTTGTTCCAAAGAATTTATACTGCTTAAGTGCAATACTGATATTTAAATCATTTCCGTTCCGGGCGTCCTCACCTATTGTATAATTCTCAACAGTGCAAAGCATATTGGTATTCCACAATTGGGAATAATCAAAACCCATGCGGGTAACGATAAATCGGATAGGATTTCGCGTCTCTTTAGATGACTTGAGCGAATCAAGGAACGGCGCCGCTTTCTTAAAAGAAAATGCGTTTCCTAAAGAGCCGCCAATACGGGATGAAATTGCTCCTACAGCATAATTGATTAATCCTGTTTGTAGAGATGAATCGTAATTTGCAAAAGGATACCTGCTATTAGGCAGCAAGAAGTCAAATGATATTTCTGTTAATCCGGGCGTCTTGATTAAATTGACTTCTCCTTCGTTAATCAGATTGATTGTTTTGTTTTTCCCGTTAATCTTCGTGTTCATTTTGGGCGGTGGAACAGGCAGCATAGTATTTCCTAAAAAGAAATAGTAACTCATCGCTGTACCGCCTCCGCTCCGTTTTCTACAGATTCTATCAATACATCATTCAACCGCCGCAAGACACCATCAAAATCATTGCCGCCGGTATCTCCTGCAGTAACCCCGCCTACGTCGATATGAATAGTAGCTGTCGTATATTTATTGACTGCTTCCCGTTCAGCCGCTTCCCGGAGAAAAGCGAGGTCATCCGCCGTGCTGTCTAGAGCATCAGCTGCTCGTTTAGCGTCTTTTGCTCCCTTGCCGGTGTTATCTGCGGTATTCGCCGTGTTATCGGCGATATCCTTGGCATTGTAACCGGGTGCTGCTATTTCAGGCATCTGGAGCGCGTCACTGATACTGTCACCAATTCCTGCGCCGACATTATATCCCCACGCCATTTCATTGGCAGGATCCAGCGTTTTCATCTTATAACCGGAAAAATCATAACCGCCGGAGATTTCTCTCCTCTCCATCTTGAGAGATTCTGCAGAAAAATCAGTGCTAATACCAAGCTTACTCATTCCTGGAATTTGCGCAATCATATCCACAATAGCGGCTACCGCCTGTCCTACCAGATCGACGACACCATTCCAAATATCCGCAAACAGGTTATAGGTGGCATTCAGAGGATCCACAAAAACGTTCCCGATGAATTCTGCAAGAGAGACAAACATATTCACAGTAAATGCAATCATGTTCCATACAGAAGAAAACAGCCACATAAAAGCTCCAAAGACAATACCCATTGCTGATATACTCGTTCCTGCAAAATAATTGACTGCCGCCACCGCCGCATACAGCACAGCGATAACAGCAATAATAGCGCCGACTATCCACGTCAACGGGCACGCATACAGCGCCGCATTCAGACCTTCTTGTGCCACGGTCAATGCGATTAGTGCCACCGTTTCCAGCCAGTCTGCCGCTGTTTTAGCAGCTGTTGATATCGCTGCCAGCGCCATCTGTCCAGCAGAAACAAGCGCCATCGTTCCGACAAATGCCAGATACCCACCCAGTGCAATAAGTGCCATCTGCATAAGCAGACTGTGATTCTGCACAAATGACGCTACGGCGGAAATTCCTGCAGTGAACATATTGACAAACCGTTCCACACCGCCAATAACCGCATAAATCACAGGCATGATAGACTTAACTCCGTTTTTCAGCATACGGAACATAGAACGGACACCTTCGCTGTTTGCCAGCTGGTTAATGCGGTCTGCAATTGGGGCAAAAGATTTCAATACCACATTTTTAAAATCAGTAAAGTGATCGCTCCAGCGTTTTGGCATGCTCTCAAATTTATCATTGATTTCATCCATATTTTCAAATATAGCCCGCTTGATGATATCTGCGGTGATTTCCCCCTGTGCAGACAGTTGTTTCAACTCGCCGCGGGAAACCTTCATTGTTTTAGCAATCATATCCTGCAAAATGGGTGCGTTTTCAGTGATAGACCTGAATTCATCGCCCTGCAGGCGGCCGCTGGCTAATGCCTGCTGCAGCTGTAGCATGGCGAACTGCTGATTCTCTTTAGATGCACCACCGATAACAAACAGCTTTTGCATACCTTCCATAAACTGTACTGTTTTTCGCGGATCGGGGAAAGCATCTCGAGCATTGACCGAAAGACTGGCCACGGCTTTTGCCATATCCATGTACCCGCCCCGTGCCCGTTGCGCGGATTCGTAAATCATATCATTTAGTGCGGCCACGTTGGACTGTGAACCGGCTACCAGCGCCAACCTGGCATTCAAGCTTGTGTATTCATCCGCCAGTGCTACAGCTCCTGAAATAGAACCTGCAATACTATCCAGCCCGCGCATGATGACATTTCCGACAATGTTGCCGGCAAGTATGCTCTTAAACAGTCCCGCTTTTTTGGCAGCATAGCCGAAAGAATCTCCGGCGTTCCGGGCACTTCCGCTGGCGAGGTTTAATTTATTTGATACGGCGTGAGCTGCACGGCTCATTTTTTCCAGCATCGGACTGACACCGTCCCGAAGACTGATGTAGTTCTGCAGTGTTGCCATCTATTGCCCCCCTTTCTATTTACGTTTCAATTTGGACGCCTGCTTTTTCTCTGATTTGATGTATTCATCAACAAAAGCATAGATCATAGCCAATTCGTGCTCCGGCAAAGTAAAAATCTCGTGCGGCAGCCTATGTAGCTTAATAAGCGCAAAATAGGCCACATGCGCATCCAGATCCTTTGCCTTTAAGAGTTTTTTACCGTCTTGATCTTATCGCCCATGCCTGCCTCAAAGTCAGATGCTTGAGATACGGCAGAATACAAATCCGCCAATTCGCCCGGTGTCAGCATCGCTTTAAGTAATTCTTCCGCTCCAATTGCGTCCCAGTTCCCCTGCAGTTCTGCGTCGTTCAGATTGGGGAATACGACAGATTTCAGTGTCATTTCAATCATGAATTTATCCTGATCAAATTCCATCTTCCAGTCCTTAGTTCCTTTGACCGGAATTCGTTTCGTGCAGGCATCCCGTAGACTGTCCATTTCCTCATTAGTCAGTACGCGGATTTCCCACGGCACGGGTTTTCCGTCTTCGCCAACCATTCGCTTTGACGCGGCATATTGTACCGGCGCCTTTTTTATAACGTTTTCTTTAAAAAATGCTTTTAATGTTTTTTCAGCCATTTGATTTTCCTTTCACAAAAGAATAGGCGGGGATGTCCCCGCCGCCCTTACGCTTTCATTCCATCAAGTTCTTTGAATTTTTCAGGAACCTTGATTCCTTCAAAAGTGAATGAAATCTCATCTTCAAGCCACTTACCTTCTGCATCGAACCCAGCAACCGTGCCTTTATCAATATTACAACCAGTCAAAATCACAGTATGTTTTCCTGCTTCGCTGGTCGGGTCATTATTGACGACCTGCAGATCAAAGTAAGTATCCACTCCCTGATTGACGTATTTCAGCATCATATTTTCAAAGAGCGAAGTATTCTTGTAAATTGTCAGTGTACCGCTGCCTTTAGCGGACACGGATTTATTCCCTTTCATCAGGCGTCCCAGAATAGCAACTTCTTCCTTCTCTTTTTCGATAGTTGCTTCAAGGCTCTTTGCCTGAAATAACAGATACCTGTTTCCATCTACCGTTACATAGGCACTGGCCAGCTTTGCTGAAATGACATCCTTGGCCAGCATCGTACGGATTGCGCTGATTTCATCTGCCATGAGCTATCTCCTTTCTTACGCGACCACCACAGTACAATATAATTTTTCCATACACGCCGTCGGCTGGATTTCAAATGTCCACAGAACGGCGGTTTTCTCTTCGCCCTGCGTGGGTACAGGCAAGTCATCATCCACAAAGTTCTGAATTGCCCTGACACGCTGGTATTCTTCAAACAGCGCTATGCCGTCTTTCCACAAAGAAATTCGCCCGTCCGCATCATTCTGCACCTTTCCGAGATAAATCCGGTTAAACAGTCGGGCAATGTCAATTGCCGCATTATCCAGCACGCGGATTACCTGATTCAGCATAAAATCTTTATTCATTGCTTTGGTTACTTCCGTGAAGGTATTAATATCTGTAAGAACACGTGTATCGCCTAATACATTGCCAGATACCGCATCGGAAACATTGTGGAACATGAACATGCCATCGCTAACCGCCTGTTCAAGCTCATACTGCTTGAAGTTGGTATTGACCGTATATTCTCCGTCATAGATCGCGTTCGTGCAGCTTGCATTGATTGCGCATGCAGCTTCTTTCCCAGTGAGCCAGTATACTAAGGATCCTTTTTCAACGCCTGTATCTGTCACATCATTCTTAATGGAAATAACGCCGGGATAATTAACCTTGGTCTTACCGTAAATAACAAGCTGGAATTTTGAGCCTGTGTTTTCACGGCAGCGCTTTGTAAAATTAATCAGCAAGGACTGTACCGTCTCGTTAGAACCTGCATATCCCAAAATATTAAAATAATACGGCTCTATATGCTCAATAAAAGACTGATACTCGGAAACAGTAATTGCTGTTCCATTCGTGCCACCGATCAGTGGTTCCGCCGCTTTTACAGTAAGTGTCGCGGTTTTGCTGAATACAACAAAATCATTATCCTGTAAATCCGCGCCTTTGCTGACGTTGGACTGTTTATCTACCGTTTTCAGCAGTCCGCCTGTCGTTAGATAAGTGTACACGATGAACTTTCCGCTGTTATCCGGATCACTCTGTACCGCAGTAGACAAACTATTCCCTCTGGTTCCCGCATATTTTGCCGTTGCCAGTGTATTCTTTGCTTTCTCTCCACCACTGTTCAGGCGGTAGAAATACCCTGTCTTCAGATTAATAAACAAATCGCGCAAAGGCTTCATTTTATCATGGCCATAATCATAGCCGAAAATCTTCTGACAGTTTTTCTGGAAATCTTCTGCTTCCACACGGAAGACAGTTCCGCTTACACCCCAATCCAGATCAAGCGCCATTGCCGCATAGCCGCGATCGGCAATATCCGTCATCGGACGGTCTTTTGAAATGAAATTGATATATGTACCGGGCAGTTTCTTATTCTGAAAAAGCCAGGTACCGCCACCTAATGCCATAAGTTACCTCCTTTAGTTAATATCCTGTTTGACAGGCTGATTTAACGCATCTTTCAGTAATTCATCAATCTGAGAATGCGTATACTGCTCTCCTTCATTAAGTAAATGCGTCAAAATGTCCGCATAGCGTTTGTACTTGGCTGATTTAACAATCGTAACCCCGTCAAAGCGCTCTTCAGACACCGTCTGTTCTTCTTTTTTAGCTGCCATTTTTTATGGCTCCTTCCGCTTTTAAACTCTGCATTTTTTCTGCTTTTTCCCGCTCTTTTAAAATAAACAAATTATAAGAAACAAAGAAATGGAGTGCGCCGTCAGTTGTGCGGTAATGCATGTCCGTTCCTCGAATGACAGAGCCATCGGAAAGAGTAATATACTCCAGCTCTACAAAGAACGCTTCCGCCATCTTGTGGATTTCTTCCCGGACATCTGAAACTTCATCGGCCGCATTCGGCATGAACCAGATATCAAATCCATGCTCCTGCCAGTAACGGTTACCAACAGATAGCTCTTGTGACTGATCCAGCTGCTTCAGATAAAAACATGGAAATACAACATGATTCTTTTTTACGTCCACATACACGGGATACCCTGTCAGCTTATGCAATTTTGTTGAAATGCCTTTGATTACCTCATTAATTATTGTCATGTGCTGTACCTCAATAACACCCGGTTTATATTTCGGCGCAAAATATTTTTAGATTGCCGTTCCGTTTCTTTCTCTGCTTTCTCCGCCATGTTCAATCCATCCACCCAATTCTTTACCAGCCGTTTACCAAGAACAGGAACATACCGTCCCGGCTGCTGCCGATGCCCGTCATTAACATACGACGCATAGGATGCGGTATTGAATACTTTAACTTTATACTCCCTGCCATTCTGCTCAACCGCTCCGGCATTCCACGAACGTTTCATATGTTCGGAATTAGTTGTGATCGTCACTCCGTTTCTTTCAACGGTTTGAACACCTCTCGTCGGGGTATTCCTTTTCGCCTCAGTAAGATACACGGCTGCCATCTCTTTAATACTTTGGCGTTTGGCTTCTTCCATCGCGAAACTATTCAATTCAGCAATTCGTTTTTGCAACTCGGCAAATCCGCTGAAATCTATAGTTACATTAGCCATCGTGCACCTTCCGATGCTCCAGACTGATTTCCTGATGATTATCATAGACGGCAGATACACCTGCAGATTTAAAATGCAGAGGCCGCCCTTGCCGTACCACGTCAATATCAACACCTGCAGGCACATCCACTTCAGGATTTAAAAACAAAGTAACAGATTGCGTCATGATGGGGATACCGTCTCCACTTGCAGCAGGTAAGCTCTTGTAAGAAATACGGCAAGGGTACTCCGCAGAGGTCACCCTTGCCGTATTTACAATTCCCGTATCCGGATCTATAGTATCCTTTTCTGTAATAATTCTGCATGTATCCGTATACAAGCTTTCAACGGCTTTTCTTGATCTTACCAACGCAGCCTTCGGAAGCATCCTAAATCACGCTCCTTTGTCCATAATGCAATCAGCGCATCCATCCTCTGTTCTACAGAAGTCCCACCAAGCTCTACCGTCGTATCTCCTTCTTTTATGGATTTTACGACGTCAAGTTCATCAGCACTTAAAATGGCAGGCTTACTCATCTGCATGAACCTGCCTGCTGTCATTTCATCTACAGTACGCTGCAGCTCATCAGGGATTTCTTTCAAGTTGCAGCTGTTCAGGACATGCTGCACTTCCCCATTATAGATATACTCCAGCAGTGCCATATCAAAATCTTTGACATCATACCCTGTCGCACCTTTAATGAGGATTTTTACGTCGGCAATCATAGGAATTACTCCTTAATTAGAGAAAGGATATCGGCTTTTGTATCCGCACCGGAAATATCAATCCCGTTAGCTTCCGCATAATCAACAAGCTGCTGCTTGGTCATCTTATCCAGTGCAACAGCATCATTATCAGCGCCATAGTCCTCATCAAGAACAAATCCCTCTTTGATTAGTTTCTCTTTCTGGAAATCACTTTCTGTATATTGCACCTCATTCAATCTGGTTAATCTTTCCATGATTTACCTCCTTACACCCCGGTATTAACCCATACACCAGCCAGCTTGTTTGTCGGAATCCAGAGATCATGGAATTTGCGGTAATCCAACTTCCACGCATCGGCCTTCTGATTCACGTTCGGTTCAAAAATGCGGATCTTGTCCGTCTTAGAAACCGCAATCGGTGCACGGCGGGCAATGATAATCCAGTTGATTCCTTTTGCAGCAGTATCCGGCTTAAATCCGCCTTTTTCCTGCCCAGCCGTTTTGCCGTCGTTGAATACATACGCCGTCTTCATGCGGGCGGAAGGAACTGAAAGAATCGGAATTTCATTATAGGTTTTTACTTTAGTGGTAATTTCACCAGCTTTAAAGTCCGCCGTATCCAAGTACTTAGTAATGTCTTTTGCATTGTTCATGATAGTGCGAATCGGAGTAGCCATGATAATGACAAGAGGTTCCCCTTCTCCAATAATGTCCTGCACTTTTGCAATTTCATCATCCAGCTTTTCCAGCACGTTTGTTTTATCCGGCGTGAAAGTTGCCGTTTCATGGGATGCGCCTTTTGCCAAAGCCGCAATCTTAGAGTAGCGGAACGCATCCACTTCCGGGATAACCTGTGTACGCTGGAACTCGCCCATAACGTTTCCGGCAGATGCCACAAAATTGGATTCATCCACATCCATAGCGTCAAGCATAAACGTGCGTCCGCGATCCTGTGTTAATTTGTAATCTGCGTATTTCAGAGTTACAGCACCCTGATTGAACCCGTTGTCACGGTCATATTTCGCTAAGCCGCCGATAGAAATCTCCGGCATTTTTACCGTATCCCCGCCGCTGTATTTTACATTCTGTGCATTAGATTCCATCCATCCGGAAGTCGCACCTACCAACATTTGCTTATCCAGACTCTGCTGGAAATTCTTTGCATATTCAAGTGTATTAATTGCCATTGTTTAATTCTCCTTTTTTTATTAAATACCTAATGCCTGTTCAAATTGCTGCTGCACAGTCAGTTTTGCCGCATCGCCACCGTCAGAACCCGATCCAGGATGGATGCCATCTACTTCTTTTTTCTGTTTATCCACGACATCAAACAGATACGTATCTGATTTCTGCAGCTCTTTAATTTTGTCGGAAAGTCCAACGACTTCTCCTTTTTCGTCCAGCTTTGCGTCTTTCAAGTCCAGCAGAGCGCGGGCAGCCTTAATATTCTTTGCCTTTGCCGCAGTCAGAGAACGTTCTACCGCCGCATCCAGTTTCATCTGCGCAAGCTGCGTAGCATGTTCTGTTTCCATAGTCTTGGCAGCCGCCTGCATAGCCTCAATCTGTTTCTTGAGCTCCGCATTACTGTCATTGTTCTTTTTTAAACCCTCAATCTGTTTTGATAATTCCCCTTTCTCTTTTTCGGCATTCTTCAGGGCTTCGTTCTTTTCGTTGAACTGCGACTTGGCCACATAATTTTTACCGTAATCCTCCGAAATTTTCGTAACCTGTTCATCAGTCAGCCCCAATGCTTTTAACTCTTCTTTTGTCATAATGATCTCCTTTCGACTTTTTATCGTGGTTTATCCCCCACACCGGAAATACCTGTTCTTTTTCGCCTGCAGTACGGAAAAGGCAATATAAAAGCACCCGTTAAGAGTGCTTTTGAAACCGTATGTTATTTTTATCCGCTACCAATCCGGATGAGTAGTGATTTTAGTAATGATATCTTCGGCAATATTTCTGTCATCTTCATTTAACCCCTGTATATTATCAGCAATAGCATCCACTAAATCCGCGGTTTTCTCATCTTCCATCTCATCAGAAAAACTGAAATGCATTTTCTTTAAGAACATTTTTTCTTTTTCAGTAAACCCATACCGTAGAATCATTTTATTTCCCTTTCTTATATTTTTTCAGTCGAGATTTACCTGTCGGCCACGATGTAATAATGACCCCCGTGTCAGGATTTATATTCACAGTTGTAGCTTCACCGATAAATCTCTGCGAGTTTCCGTTTTCTTTTACTACGACCTCTCCAATATGCAGTGGATTTATCAATGCATCTCTAATACCATCTAAATCGAGCTTGCGGACATCTGCCCTTTCCTGTTGGTGTTTAGACAGCTTGGCAATAGTAATTCCGTTACTGGTTTTTAACCCGGTCAACGCACCGGTATCAGTATTCTTTACGTATTTATTATACCATTCCTCATAATGCAAATCACCTTCAACAAATACCGTCTTCCCTGTTGATAGGTCACGTGCCGCCCTCGTTGCTTCTGTAGCATCTGTTACGCCTTCAATATACGGAACCATCGTAGAGCGGCAGTAGCAGTGGAACGGCGGCATAGTAATTCCCGGCTTGGCGTCTTTTCGGTCAAACACCTTTTTATCCAAGTGCCGGCAGATGTCCGATGTCTTCAAATCCAGTACAGCCAGTATCTGATATTGCTCCACATCTAACGCGTCGTAAGTATCCAGCATTGCCTTTTCCTGCACATAGGCCGTTTCTGTTTCTACTAAACGACGGGCATTACTGAATGATACATTAAATCGTTTTTGTATCCGATTAATTAACGGTGCCACGCCTTCACCAATCATAAAAGACCGTGCCATTTCTGTCTGCAGGGTATTCATGAGCTGCGTTTTATTCTCCCATATCCGCTGTGAAAAGTCTTTACCGTCGCTTGCCCACGGCTTGGATACGGCGGTTTCTATATCCCGCTTTGCTACTTCCTTAAATGTGGAAAACTTGCCTTTCAATTTTTGCGCTTCATACGCCGTTTTGTAAACGCTGTCTTCATATACTTCAGAAAGCAAACTACGCATGCTTAGATTTTGCGATTTTGCCAGTTCTTCAACATACCGCGATGTCTTAATATATAATTCCTGGCTCCTGTCCAACCGTGCGCGAATAGAAGCTTTATCCAACATTTTGATATATTTTTGCGGAAGGTCTTTCTTCTTGGCCAGTTTGATATATTCTTTTAGTGTCAGCTGAAATGCTTTTAACTCCCGTGCATCGAGTTCCCTTTTCGCATCAGCCAGAGATATTTCATTTTCTTCCGCGTATCGGTAATACCAGTCCAGCACTTCCTTTCGCAATGCTGTCAGGGCTTTCATGTATTCCCTGCGCATAGCAGCCGTGACGGTTTCCGCTTTCCCCATCTGCTGCTGTTTCAATCTTTCAAAACGCTTTTCCCAGTAGTTCATTCTTCAGCACCATTAGGCGCGGAACCGTCTGCCGCATAATCAGGCATAAGAGCCTCAGTATTTTCCTTTTCAAGCCGCGCCAGCTCTTCTGCCGTATCTTTCGTCCACGGATGATTTGCCACAATGGTTTCCTTACTGATGATCCCGACAGAGTTTTTGCAGTTTTGAATCACTTCCGATTCATTGACGGGCGTGTCCCTGTTAAAGATAAATTCTACCTTACTTTTATCTGGATTTGTGCCGCTAATGCGTAAAAATGTATTCACGAACCACATCAGTTGCTCCAGGCTTGCCTGAAATTCCATCTCCATATTATTAGCATCTAAGTCTATATCGCTGTAAATAGAGCGGATATTCATCTGATTAGGGTTGTTTGCCATTCGGTCATCTTTGGCATCAAAACCATGGCCGTTTTCAATAATCGCCTTCTTCAGCAGCTTGATAATCAGATCATAGTTATCCGCGTTGACTTCAATACTAAGCGTCCGCACATCGCCTTTTCTGTCTTCCGTTCCTACTTTGATTACACCGTAAGCAATTAAGTTCCGGCGGAATTCCGATAAATCCTCACCTTCATACCCCTCCAGAATTAGAATGGTGCTGCGAATGTCTTCCGCCATGTTATCACTGTAATTACTTAACAGCTCATTCAGTGCATCCTGTAAACACTTCACCCGGTTTATCAACGGAATTTCCCGATTATTGTACTTGAACGCAATCAGCGGCACTCTGTCCCAATTAAATGGCTCCCCGTTTACCGTGAGGTAGTCGGCGTCTGTCTGCTCTACATCGGGAATAAGCTTTTTGCTGTCCGTGTAAATGTATCGACGTATACCTCCAGTCGTATAGTGCTCTACTTTCCATATGATTTTCGGCTGCGTGCCCTCATAAGTAAAGACAGAATAGATCCGCAAAAATGAGTCCAGTATTTCATGTTCCTCATCCACCCAAAATGGAAGAACCTGTTCCGGGGCGAACCTCTTGAACCGAAGCTCGCCATTTGATATATACGGATGCAAGTACCCCATCCCGCAGTTCAGTACGTCCATTCCCAGATTCTTCAGGCGGCGTCGGAACGTTTGATTAAATATGGTATCTAACTGTTCACCGTATACCTCATCATCTGTCCGTACTTCCATCGGCTTAGATAACAGATAGCTTACTTTTTGATCTACCAGTTCCGCATAGCGGTTATCCACAATCCGATTATTCGGCAAACCATTAACTATCCGAGCATTGCCGTTCGCATCTACAGCCTGTCTTTGTTTGTTTAAAACGTCATGATCCCCATCAAAGTACCGTTTGCCGACAATCATCTGATTTCGTTTCCCTGAATCAATCCATGCTTGAAGTTCCAACTCCAGAAACTCTATTTCTGTTAGTCCGCTGCCGCTTCCACGGCGTATGATATTATTCCACAACGCATTTAAGCTAAAATCCATCGTCCACCGCCTATGTTAAAAATTGAATACCGCTGCCTCTTCGCCCAAATCGCTCCATGGCATACCTCATGGCATCGAGTAGATGATTAAAATCGTCAATCGGTTTATTCACCTGATTATCAAATTTATCCTTATCCCATGTATAATTTCCTATCTCCGTGAGGAAATTAACGCAACGCGGATGAATAACAATTTTATAATCTTGTATCAGCTGTATGCCGTTCAGTACGCTGTCCTTGCCTTTTTTCGCAGCATGAATACGAGTTAGCCCCAATGCACGGAGCTGTGCGATTGACTTAGGTTCCGCGCTGTCTGCCGTAATATTTTCCTTGCTATATCCCATCTGGCTTATTTCTCGGTAAATCATCTCGTTGGTCAAGCCTTTTTTATACATTTCGTCAAATACATAAATCTCCCTTGCTTTCGTATCTACCAGCCCGCAGAAGAGCGCGGACGGGTCATTTGTATACCCGAAGTCAAGACCAAACGCAGAATGCGTATTTTCTCTTCCTGCAATTTCTGCGGTATCAAATGCCCTCTCTTCCCAGTTTTCATATACCAGTCCTTCAACGATACCCCAATCGCCAAGCCCCGCTACCTGATATCGTCTCGGATTATTCAGCCGCATGCGCTCAAACATATTCCGGTCAGAATCATCAAGAAATTCATTGCATTGATAGTTCGTTGTCTTCGCAAGAATATCATTATCCGCCTCATCAAAAAACCTCTTTTTGAGCCAGTGTTTTTCGTTCCACGGGTTAAAAGTCAGCGTTGCCTGCTTAAACAGTCCTTCCGGTACTTCGCCTCGTATAGATTCATCCAGCGTATCGAATGCCGCCTCTGACGTGATTTCATACGCTTCCTCTACCCACAGCCAGCAAAGCACGCCGACGTCTACCGTGATAGAGGTGACTTTCAGCGGATCATCCAGTCCCCGGAAAAATATCTTCTGTCCTGTCGGTTTGTAGGTGATTTCAAGAGGGCTTTCCCTGCAGATAAAATAGGCATCCACCCCTAAGCGGTGTATTGCCCATTTAAGCTGCGTATAACAGCTGTCTTTTAATGTTCTGAAAGTTTTCCGTACTACCAGCAGGTTCGCTTCGTGATATTTCATCATGTTATAGATAAACCATAACGCTGCTGTAACAGACTTCTTACTCGCGCGGCTACCTTTAACCACCCGGTACCTGCCTTTGAAATTCCAGAAGTCCCTGTAACCGCCGCCGATAACATCCGGAAGATATATCCTATTGGCATTACTCATGAATTTCACGCTCTCCGGTGATGATCACAGGTACCATTTCAATCTTCGTATCAGAACTGAAAAGGTTGTGGCGTTTCCCCATTAATTCAAGTGCTTTTATCTGGTCTCTTGCAGAAATTTGTTTTTTTATTATCTTTGCTTCACTGAAACCATCGCCGATACCTTCAGTAACGACCACTTCTTCCTTGAGCTCGCCTCTGCCTGCTTTGGACAGCCGCCACAGCGCTTCCGCTGCAGACATCATGCCGTCTTCAAAGACTTTGTCCTGCAATTCTTTGATACGACTTTTTATTTCAACATTCTTCAACAATCGCTGCCCCATTGAATATGCCGTTTTCTCACTGTATCCGGCTCTTATAGCTGCCTGCGTTGCGTTTAAATCAATCAGATATTCAATACAAAATTTCTCCTGTCTCGGTGTCACGCCACCACCTCCTTTCTTATCTTAGGACAAACGAAAAGCACACACCGAGGAGCGGCATGTGCTTTTCTAAAAATGAGGAGGAAAGTATCTCTCGATATTTTCACAGTATCATAATAACACGTCTTATAGTGAAATATAATGAAATTTAGTGAAATTCTCCTCTAAATTTTTCAAAGCTTGACCGTGCAACTGATAAATCCTTCGAATTGTATAATTCATATCCACGGCTATCTGCTCCCACGTCTGAATCAATATGTAATACCGATACAATACACATCTGCCGCTCTCGTCATCTACCTTGTCAATCAATGATATAGCCTGATCTCTCTTGTCAATCAGTTCATCCCAAGCAGCATTTACTTTTTCGATCTGTGAGTCCAGCTTATCCACAATTTCATCAAGCGTAGCTAAGTGATTTGATTGTATCTTATCCCCCAGTTTCGGACTGGAAATGTTATATGCTCTGCGCCTTAAATCTTCTAATTCCTGCTCGTATGCACGCAGCAAGCTGTCTTGTTCCCTGACCGACCTCAAAAACTCTTTAACCGTCATTTCTCCTCCTGCTTGCTGCTACGCACAATGCTACTGTTACGACACCGACGATAGCACCAATCCACGCGCCTATTACAAAAATCAAAATCTCTGTCATTTCTCGTCAGTCCTTTCTAACAGATGCTCAATATACCATCGTGCTTTCTTCAAGTCTTCCGTTCCGTTCTTCTGTTTCCATCGCCATAGATACTTAATTGCATTCGCAGTACACACCGCTTCGATACCGCTTAAATCACTTATCGCTACCTCTATTGCGTCAATACATTCTACCCGGCCTTTGTTGTAGTGCGGCGGCCTGTTCACCATGTCCGCGTTATTCATCGCACACCTCGATGATCAGCTTACCATCCCCGCTTGTCACTGCCATAACCTCAAAATCCACAAGCCAGTACGGGATTTTTTCACATTGGCCTTCAAACATCACTCTGTACGTTTGCCCGTACAACACCATGCTTGCTCTGATAACTCGTGTTGTGCTAACTACCGGAATGACTCTCAGTAACTTCTTTAATTTCATTTTCTGTCGCTCCTTTCAACTAACAACTTAACTGCATTCATCATGGCTTCCTGCCCGTTTTCTTTTCGTTTCAACGCCTGCATAACCATTTCGTCCACCGTACCTTTCGCGACTAAGTGATGTATGATAACCGGCTCCGTCTGACCTTGCCTTTCCAGTCTTGCATTAGCCTGCTGATACTGTTCCAGACTCCAAGTTAAACCAAACCAAACTATAATATGTCCTCCAGCTTGCAAATTAAGGCCGTATCCCGCGCTTGCCGGGTGTGCTATGAGTAGTTTTACCTTTCCTGCGTTCCAAGCCCTTATATCGGACGAATTTTGCAATTCCTGCGCTTCCGGGAACGCTTTCTTGATCCTGTCTTTGTCGTGTTTGAAATTATAGAAGACTAAAATTGGATTTCCGTCATTTGCTTCTACAATCTCTTTTAGCGCTGTGATTTTTGCGTCATGAACCGGTATAACAGCTTTATCGCCGTCGTACACAGCTCCGTTTGCCAGCTGCAGTAACTTATTACTGACCGCTGCTGCCGATAAAGCTGTTATCTCTTCGCCCTGCAATTCTGTAACATATTCTCGTTCAAGTTCTCGGTATGCTTTTTGTGATTTCTCATCAAGCACTACAGGAACCGTAACCGGCGGAAGTTTATCCGGCATCAGACGATAATCTTCCGATTTCAGGCTGATGCAGATGTCCGATATCTTATCGTAAATTTCTTTTTCGGCGTCCGCGCTTCGTATCCGGTAGCTGTAAACCACCGGGCCATTCTGCTTATCTGGTATAAAGTAGTTGTTTCGGTATTCTGTCAATGTCCGCCCCAGCCGCTTACCGCCGTCAAGCAAGTACAGCTGCGCCCACAAATCCATTAATCCGTTTGGCCTCGGTGTACCCGTCAGCAAAACTATTTTTCTGAAGCACGTCCTGACCTTCCGCAAAGCCTTCCATCGTTTCGTGCTCGCATCCTTAAAGCTTGTACTCTCATCGATAACAAGCATGTCGAAGTCCGGTTTATACCGCAGGTGCTCAAGCAGCCAGACGACATTCTCGCGGTTAATAATGTAGATGTCTGCTTTTCTTGCCAGTGCCTGCAGCCTCTGCGCCCGTGTTCCCAGAATTGCAGAAAACGTAAGACTTTTGAAACAATCCCACTTTGCCGCCTCGTCCTGCCAAGTAGCTTCGGCCACTTTCTTCGGCGCCACAATCAAGACTTTACTGATAGACATTTCGTCAAACATTGCTTGAAAGATGGCTGATAACGTTGTAGATGTTTTGCCTAAGCCCATACCTAGAAATATCCCTGTTCCTGCATTTTTCAAGATGTGCTCAATCACGGCTTCCTGATATCCATGCGGTATGTATTTCATTTCGCAAGTCTCCTGACAAATCCTTCGGCCGATTTCAGATTATCGATTACCGCCACGCGGCAACCACACTTATACAGAGTTCGGATAACCGCTCTCTGCAGCCGTCTCGGCTTCTTCCTCGGCGCCTTCAGCTCTGTAAACCCGATTTTCCCGCCGGGGAGAATGACAATCCTGTCTGGCACTCCCGACATTCCCGGACTTGTGAACTTGATGCACATCCCGCCGCAAGCCTGCGTCACGGATATCAGATGTTTTTCTACTGCATATTCTTTCATTTTCACTCTTATCTCCTCTGTCAACAAGTCAACAGATTTTCTCCCGCGCGTATACGCATACAGAATAGAGAATATAATACCTATATATACCCTCTAATATACCTAATTCATACTACTACCATTAATATTTTGTTGACTTGTTGACAACATATATTTTTATCAGTAATTATCGGGTGCGCCGCTGTCAACAAAGTTGTCAACCAACTTTTTATTTAGTTGACACCTACTGAAAAATTTCGTTGACACCGTTAGGTGCTTTTCCGATATTTTTCTCATCTTTGTTGACGCGAATGTACGCTCTTTGCCTCCCGTATAAATTCCCAAATCTTACAGTACTTACGAACTTCCAACCATCGATTTGCTGCATAATAGCGTTGATTTCGCGAGCCTCCGAGTTTCTAAAGTTTACACGGTTACCTTTAAACACTTCGCACCAGATCTCCAGTGCGCAAACTCGATCGCGCTTTACTGCGTTTTCCGGCGGGTTATCCGAATCGTAATTATCGAGATATTCTCGTCTGTCATAGATATCCATAGCTTGCCAATCCCGCGGTAGAAGTGTGTTCAAATACTCAAGCACCAGTCCTTTTTTCTCACTTCCTTCGGTAGATAGCTCTTGCAGTGTACGCGCTACTTCTGTAGATGCTTCGGAGATTTCAAGATCATTATCTTTTTGATACGTTTGAAAAACTTCTGCCCATATCTGGTCAATAAACTCATTTGTCAGCTTTTTCAAAATCCTTCTGCTCCTGCCGGTACAAAACACAGGGAGAAAACGACGTCCGCCGGTCCGATCCTTGAGAAAAACGCGATCGTTCGTTGTCGCGGCAAAAACGCACTGCCTCGGAAAATCTTCCATGCGCCGGCCATATGCAGGTCTAAACCGATCTATACGCCTGCTCAAAAAGGCCTTAATGCTGTCGTTCTCTGCTTTAGTTACCGCTTTCATTTCGTCGAGTTCAACGATCCAGCTGCCGCGGAGCTGCTCCATAGCATCCTTCGTTTGAATATCAGTAATACTGCTGTTGTACCACCGTCTACCCAGTGCGTTTAAAAGAGTACCTTTACCTATGCCTTGAGGCCCGCTGAGCACTACGCAGCAGTCATACTTGATTCCGGGATGCATTACACGGGCTACAGCGGCCTTGAGCCACGTCAGCGTAACATCCTTTACATATTGCGAATTTTTGGCGCCTAAGAAGTCAATAAACAGCGTTTCTGCACGTTTGACGCCGTCCCACTTCAGGGCCTTTAGATACTCTCGTACCGGATGATACGCGTTATCGTGAATGACCTGTGTAAGAGCATCATCAACAACTTGTCGCGCAGATAAGTCGTAGATTTCAGACAGATAGTTGCGCAGACCTGCGTCATCTTTGTCCTGCCAGGGTTCCCCGGTGTTATCTTCTTTACGCCACGGTAAACGCTTGCGGATCATTGCCCGGTGGCTAAAAAGGTCAAAGCCCACGCATTTTTTCAGCTGCGGGTCGTTCTCAAGAATAGCGATGAAATTCCCCGCCACCGGAAGTATCGGTGCATTCTTCCCGGATCCTCTTGTCAGCTCACTCATCCAGTCCATATCAGCATCATCGGCGCTGAATCCGGACTCTTTGAAACTCTTCTTGATATCTTCTGCCTGCTCGGCGCTTATTATGCGTCTTGTTGCCTCGTCTTCTCCCGCCAGCTTCACCATTGCGACATAAGACGGCAGCTTGTTCGGCGGGGTACTTTCCGATGCATCCGCATCAAGTGCCCCGAATTTGTGGAGCCTGACGAGGTCAAAGGCATTGCAGAGCTTGCCGCCGGCCGGATCGGTCGAATGATGCGAGTAAGCAAACTTATCATCGTACACAACGAGCCCGGCACTTGTGCTGCCTTTCGTGTACGTGTACCGCCCATCCACCGCACAGGCAGTATATTCATCGGCCAGGAAGGTCTCTATAGCGTCTTCGATCGTGTGTGCCCGGCAGAAAGCGCCGATAAGCCCGGGTTTCGTAAGCGGGTCACCTTGCTTTTTTGCCGTTGATATTGTGATACTCGCTTCTTTTTTCGAAGTAGGCCATAGCGACGTATCATGCCAGTCCGCATAACGAGACAGCGTGTCATCGGCATTAAGAACGGGCGCATCATTGTATCTGAAGATGAACTCCCCGTCCTGCGGCTTACTTGGCCAATACATCAACCGTTCCGGCTCATATGTTGTAGAATCCATCGCTTCAATGCTGATGTCCTTTGCTAAAAGCCTTGCAATAGCTTTGTACTCATCGGCCGTTACGGGCCTGTCAAGTGGGATAAGCACGCGGTAGCGCGGGGCAGCAGCAGCGTGGCTGTGCGTTGTGTACAGCCCCCATGCCACATTGCCTATTCCGATATCCAGATCAGTCAGGAAGTCGTCATCGGGACTGTCGGCGTCCAGACAAACAATCTGCCTATATTCGACGTTCTGCTTGAGCCGCTGGCCGTTCTTGAGATATCCGCAGACAAAGCCTCCGATGTCTTTGCGGTTGTCCCGGTCGGATTTCTTCATTGCTTTATACTCCGCGACGGTTTCTCCTGTCACGGTCGGCTTAGACAGCCTCTCGAGCAGGTGTGCCCAGGTTGTTTTCGTGTGTTTCCATTTTTTAGCGAAGCGCTGCGGCGCTGTCGCTATAGTAAATCCGATATCATACTGCAGCTGCAACGCCGGTCACCTCTCTTTCTGTCTGAACATCATAAGTATTTACTATTAATTTCCTTGACTTTGCCCATGCCATCAAGGTGCGGTTGAGTTCTGCGTCCTCCCGGACCGGCTTGTTATTGACCAGTTTTGCCTGTGCCACCGCGCCATTTCTGATCTCAATGCAGATAACAGGCTTTCGGTCTTTGAAAGCCGCGATAATCCGTACTTTGTCAGATAAAACACGGTCGCGGTAAGTGCCGACGCAGTTGTGCATAGCGCGGCCTAAATTTGCTAATTGTTCAGTATCCGGCGGCAGGCTGAAAATTAAATCGTCAACTTTGCCTGTTAACGGGAAATCCCGCAGAGACTTGTACTTGATACGAACGTTCTCGTGTTGCTGCGTATCTACTAAGCGCACGAGATAATCGTGAATATCCCGGCTGCGGATTTTCGCACGGATAAATTTCCGCTTGTTCTGCGGTGTCAGAAGACCCCACATGTGCGCACAGTCCTGCACGTTGCAGACGTCTTCACGCTCCAGCAATTTAACCGTGGCTGCTTCGCCTCGGGTATGCCGGATTATCCGAAGAGATTGAAGATAACTCTCGGTGCTTTGATAGAAGCCAACTGGCGGTAAGTTGTACAGAAGTTTATCTAAAAGCTTGTACTTGTTATCGATTTTGTGAAAAATCGGCCACGCTTTTTTGAGAGTGCGCAAGAAGTGAATGGGGCACTTAGCCAGTCTTGCGTTCAGCCCCGGTAAATCCGGGAAACGGTAAACTTCACGCACCATCTGCAGATACTGTTTTCCGGTGCCTTCTGCAAGCTTCACGATGGGATCCTCATTGTACGGGCATGATCTAATCTCTTCGGTTGTCAGGTTTCTTGCGTCCGGGTGCTTTAGACGCCAAACAAGATTTGAGAAACAGTAGTCAAAGGCCCCGTGGTAATTTTGTGTATTCGTCGGTGTGTAAGCAGACTTGATTTTGTATCCGGCGGCTTCGGACAGCTTGCGATTGAAGCAGTCAACTACATTTCTGAAGAAGGAATCAAGTCTTTTCCGTTCGGCATATCGGATACTGCTTTCCGCGTTTAAATAACGAAAAACAGTATCTTTCATACAAAGTCTTGTATTGTCGTATGCGGTCTTGTTCAGCGGCCACAGTGTATGAGAGATTGATACCCGTCCGAACGCGCCGTGCTGCAGATATAATGTTTCCCTGGTCTTGAAATCGAATCGCAGCGTATATTTTCTTACTGTGTGCGTTGATACATCAATCGGTGACTTAACGTCTACGTTTAATGTTTCGGCGTATATGTCCAGGTAATTTTTGTATTCCCGTGCCTCTAAGTTAATACTGTACGGTACAAGCATCTGCCCGGATTCTGGCAGTTCAGTCCACGGGCATTCTCGTCTGTATAGTCTTTTTCCGCATTTCGGGCAGTAGTAGCCCGAGCCTTCGTCGACGGGAGCTCCTAAACCCCCGTGGAATTTCCATAAACAGTGAAAAGAATGCCCGCAGGTGGTGTGCACCTGCAGACTCTCTTTCCATTTATACGACCTCCGGCTGTTATAAACTACACGCACGACTTCGAATAACCGGTTGTTTTGATATTGACTGATAACTCTCATAATCCGCCTCAGAACAAGTCATCTAAATCATCTGCCGCAGCAGCCGGCGGGCAAGATTCCGCAATAGGTTCTTCTTTCTTCTTAGCCGGAGCTCGTCTACGCTTCGGTTTTTCTTCTTTTTTCGGTTCATCTTTCTTTACTTCTTCTTTCTTTGGCTCAGTTGCTTCAATAGCTTCGATAATGACCTGAGAAGCTTCCAAGCAGTCTTTGCAGTAATCTTTTGCTTTTTCTATCTGTTCATGCTTTTCTGCTAAAGTTTCGGTGTCCAGCGTTTCAGTGTATTTATCAAGTACTTCAAGTCCTTCTTTTGCGATTTTGATTTGTTGCTCCATCTGTATTTTGTTCATTTTTAGTACCTCAATCTTTCATATAATATTGACCTTCGAAGCCGTCTGCCGTTTTAATCAGACCTGCTTCCCACGGTTCATTCTTTGACATAATTTCAGTGACTTCAGCGAGGCTTCCTTCTCCGTCGGGCGCTTCCATGACGACCTCATCATGTATGTGCATGATGATTTTGTACCCAGCTTCCGTGAGCCGCAGCATAGCCGCAGCTAAGCAGTCACGGGCTACAGCCTGCACGATATTCTCTACAAGCTTACCGCCGTAGGTCTCCAACTTGCCCCATTTTCGGCTGCCCTGTTCAATGCCGCGGTATAAGATAGATTCCCCGCCGAAACGGTTTTCACCGATTTCCGGCTTGATGTAGACTAAGTGCCTGCCGGACGGTAATTCGACAAACAGAGCCCCCTGCTTTCGGCAAAAAGCAAGATGACCTTGCCTGATTCGGACCGTGCCGCCGGTCTTGATTGCTTTTTTAGCGGCGCTGTCCACATCCCACCAGAATTTAGTAATAGCTGGCGACGCGGCACGCCATTTAGTGACAATTTCATGCAACTCATCATCAGAAAGCCCCATCTTATCGGCGCCCATCTGCTTTAACGCACCGACGGAGCCTCCGTATCCAAGCGCCAGTTCGGCAATCTTGCCTTTTTGTCTTAGGTGTCCATTCTCACCATGCTTAACAACGGGAACGCCGAACATCGCCGAAGCAGAAGCGCAATAGATATCGCCGCCTTCGGCAAAGACGTCCTGCCGCCATTTCTCCCCCGCAAGCCATGCTATTACTCTTGCCTCGATGGCGGAGAAGTCGTCAACGATAAATCTGCAGCCTGGCTTTGCGGTAATTGCTGTCCGGACAAGTTGGGATAAAATATCAGGTACGTTGTCATAACACAGCTCCATCATCTCCAGATCGCCGTTTTTGACAAAAGCCCGGGCGGTATCCAGTTCCTTAGCGTCCATGCTGTTCCGCGGCAAGTTGTGCAGCTGTACAATACGTCCCGCCCAGCGGCCGGTACGCATCGCGCCGTAGAACTGGAACATGCCGTGCACTCTGCCGTCTGTCGTCATCGCATTTTGCATGGCCTCGTATTTCTTGATAGAAGTCTTGCCCAGCTGCTGCCGAAGTTCCAGCATGACCTGCACGTCGCCAGGAATGTCTTTTTTCAAGAGTTCGGTAATCGCTTTTTTATCGATGGATTCGATGGTCTCACCAAGCCGGTTTTCTATCCAAGCCGTGAGCTGCAAGGGGCTGTTCGGATTCTCGAGTCCTGTAAGCGTTTTCGCTTTTGTCAGCAGTTTCGCTTTATGTTCTTTGTTTATGCGGATAGCGTTTTCGACCAATTTTGCATTGACTCGGGCACCGCGGCTGTTAATCTCTTGATCCATGAGCCAGTATTTGTGTTCAAGCTCCGGAGGCTTGAGTGACAGTAATTTCTGCCGTATAGCTTTCTCGACGACGACGTCCTGCCGGTTATACTCGATGTATTGCGCCCACGCCTCCGGGTTGTGTTCCGGTAAATTTCTTGTTCTGCCGCCATTTGCTTTGGTCGGTTTGCAGGGCTTAGAGAAGTAGTTGATTAATGCCTTGCCTCGCGTGTCTTTTTGCTTATCTGCACCGAGGTGCAGTACTTCCGCAACATCAGCAAGCTTTGTCGGCAGTGAGTTGTACAGCGCCAGTACGCTTGTACACTCCCACTGCTCCGCAGGTAGCCTCGGATATAGCTTTTTGAAGCAAGTTATTTCGAAGTTCGCGTTGAACGCCGTCTTCGTGATGCTGTTATCGAAAAGAGCCTGTGCAATCCGCACAGGCATCTCCTCTTTAGTAAGATCTATTACCTGCACCGGCTCGTCATCGAAACTGTATCCGAGTAACAAGATTTCAAAGTTCGGTGAGTCTACATATTTGTAAACTCCGTACTTGATGTCATTGTCACTGTACGTCTCTAAGTCAATTGCCAGTGTAGCCATAATTCCTACTCCTTAAAAAATATCATCATTATCGTCATCTTTGGCGTCAGCGCCTAAAAGATCATCATCGAAGTCTCCAGCAGATACGCTTCCGCCGGACAGCGGTGTGCCATCTTTAATCTTCTTCAGACCGCTTAAGCTGACACCTACGCCGCGGTGGCCGCCCTGATTGTATGCGAACAGGTACAGAACAGCTTGACAGTAGCACCCGCTGTACACTTCGGACTTATCGAAAGTTTCTTCACCGTCCGGACCAAGGATCTTCGGCGGATAATCTTCCGTCGCCTTCGCATTTAAGAAATAATGCCCAGCGTAGTTAGCGTCGCCTTCTCGTTCGGTGTCACCGTCATGAAGAGGCAGGTCGATATCTTTACCGCGCGTGCCAAGAATTTTCTTAGCTTCTTCATCATTGACCAGTTCTTTGATTTTCGCTTTCAAGCGCGAAATGGTCTTCGTGTCGCTTTTCTTGATAAGCAGACTTGCTGAATAACGCATGCGGCCGCCAGGATCTTTTTTCGGTGCCCAGATATTCGCGTAAGACAGTCTGACTAATCCGGTTACAAATTTAATGCTTTTCATTGTGTTTTCTCCTTTACTTTTCACTTTTTATAATCTCCGACGGGTCTATTTCGAGCGCTTTAGCAATCTTGCCAATCGTTTTGGGATTTAAGTCTCGGCCGGGCTTGAAGTATTGAGATGCGGTCAATGCTGCAACGCCTAATTTTCGAGATAAATCTAAACGGTTTAACCCCAGCCGCGCCATCGCAAGTTCCGCTTTTGTCTTGTCTAGCAGCATATTTTTATCAGCTCCTACAGTAGACTTTCGTCAAAATCATTTTTAATGTTTGCTATTTCTAATGCCTGCCGCTTGTCATCTACGGAGACCAGCGTCGGTTTGCCTGGTGGTTTCTCAATCACTCCGGACATCAACTCGCTGAACATTTTCTTTCCACAGAGCTTTTCCAAGTCGGTAATCGACCGTAGTGCCTGCGGCTTGTAGATTTCATCGGCTCCGAAACCTGCGTTCAAAAGATTGTTCGCTGCGATAGCGTCATCAGTAATCTTTCGGTTGCTGCGGCCTTCCACAAGCTTCATTCCGGGCCAGTCATATCCGTCAAGAGCTTTCCCGAGAGCGTATGCCTCCAGCCCGTCAAGCCATGTTTTAATTCCTTTAGCCCGTAGCAAGATGTCTGAAATTTCAAAGTCTTCCAGTTCCGCTGTCTGCAGATCTTCTTTAACGTTTTTTAATTCGTATTCCGCGTGTGCCCTGCAGGTGTTCCTTGCTTTACAGAATCGGCAGTGGTTGCCTGCACAGAACTCACCTTTACCAACAAAAGCGACTCTTGCCTTCTTTTTGACTTTTTCACCCCACGTGAGCAGGTCTTCGACTGAAATCGTTTCAGTCGAAACGCTGTCAAGCCGCGGCTGCACAATCGTCATCCTGACCTCATCGGCACCGTACAGATAGCCAAACGCCTCGTACATCCCGAGTGCGTACAGCCGCATCTGGCTGTTATTGACAGCGGAGACTGGGACACCCTTGCCGTACTTGAGATCAACGATTTCAAAGTACTTATCCGAGACCATCACCATATCGCCCGTGCCGAAACCTTCCGGTACCCAGCGGGAGAAATCCAGCCGCTGTTCAACTTTGATCTGCGCATCCGGAGAAGCAGTTCTCGCTTCGTTGATTTTCTCAACGCAGATGTTGACGTAAGATTGTACAGCCTCCTGCATTTCTGCGTTGTCTTTTATTGCGACAGTGGTCTTGCCGGTCTCTAAGAACAGGTTCAGAAAGCGTTCGGCGTAAGCGTGTGCCTGTGTGCCCTCTTCCGCGTAGGGGCTCGACGTGTCCGGAAACTTCCGCTCCAGCCTCGCCGACGGTGTGCAGTGTAGCCATCGGGAGCTGGCCGACGCGCTTAATACCGCGTGCGCCATTAGATTTGTACCATCGCTTTAAATTCAGGTAAATCAGCGGGCTTAAGTTCGGTTACTTTAGCAATTCCCTTATCTTTCAAGAACTGCTTAATCCGTTCTTTGCCGTCGGAAACTTTATGTGTATACTCAGCGCAAAGCGTACGCAGTTCGGTCTTCTGATCTTCCGTCAGTTCATCCGCTTTCACCGGTTCTGCCTTTACGGGTTCCGCTTTCTCTGCTTTCTTTGCTTTGACTTCTTTAACCTGCTGAGCGGTAACTGTAACGCTTTCCGGTGTGACTGTTACTGTGTTTTTGACCGGTTCGTTTAAGAGCCCTTTCAGCTGATCTTTCAATTCGATTACGTTCTCTGCGTCAATTTCGATTCTAATCATTTCTCTGTCTCCTTCATTTGTGCTATACTAAATTAGTAAGTGTTTGTTTTTGCCGTTCAACTGTTCCAGCAGTTGAGCGGTTTTTACTTGTACCGACAATCAATTTACACCACCGCCTTTCATTACAACGCTTCCATTAAAAGCCTGATTTCTTTTCCCACAAGCAAACGTTTTGTAAAATTCTCTTGTTCTCTGAAATCTTCCAGATAGATAGCGATCATTTCTTCATAGACACGCTGTCTTGACGTCGGGAATTTATCGCTGTCATCTTTATAATCTCTTAAAATCGTCAAAGGCTCCCCGTCGCCATAATTAATGTATCCGTACATTTTTAACCTGTACTTTGTCGCTCGAATCAGTTGGTCATCCCAGCCGAGAGCTGCCCGTAGTTCAGGATTTGTCATATTCGGATTATCTTTCAAAAGCAGGTACATCTTCTTAATGTTAGTCATGATCTTTTTACATAAACCTCCTTATACTGTCTTCCAAACTGGATAGCATCTTCGTAGCTTTCCATGAAAATATCTATGCAATTGTCGATGCCGCAGCGGTCGTTTACGATGTATTCCACGCCGTCAATAACGACGACTGTATCGAATGGTAGGTAGTTGCAAGCTACCCCACCAACATGGACTGTTTCGCCTGTCGCGGTAATCATTCCGCAGTCATACGGTGTGTAAGCGCTGCACTCTGCAATAATCCATTCTGCGTGTGCCGCAAGCGGTGCTAACAATGCGAATAAAATAGTTAATAGTCTTCTCCGCATTCACACATCTCCTCTCTGTAATTCATAGCCTCAACAGCTGCCGTTAGTGTTTCTAAGTGATCCGCTAGCATTTCAAAGAAATCCGTAGCAGCTATCACTTTTTCTTTCTGTTCAACAGACAGGCAGCTTTCGAAATCTTTAAAATATCCACAGAGTATATTTTCTCCACTGCGTGCGATAGAGACTATCTGTTCTAAATCTTCAGTATCGACGTCTCCTCTACATGCCATTTTTATTTCATCTCCTTTACTCTGATAACGATTTCCGTCCCCGGCTGAACATTGCCTGGGTTTTTTATGTGATTTTCTTTCAGTGTGTTGTAGACTACCTCCCGAACGTCATCTTTACTGCTTGCGACTTTCGCGCAGGCATCCCAGACGCTCTCACCATTTTGAAGCGTCACTTTGTACGAAATTAACTGCGGCTCAGGTTCAGCGGCGTACCCCGCCAATAGCGCCGTGACCATCAATAGCACCGTGAAAATGAGTGGTTTACTCATGCTCTTTGTCTCCGCCTTTCTCGAATTGCCGCCATGATTGCTGACCCCGCCGGCATGCCTTCCCGGGCGGCCGCCATCTTTCCCATATACTCCCGCAGCTGCTGCGTTGGAATGATCATCTTTCGCCCAATCTTGAACGCGGGAAAGTCCGGACGCTCTTCCGCCCAGCAGTGAAGCTGTTGATATCCGATGCCCGTGATTTCGGATGCTTCTTTCAAAGTCAATCCCATTTTTTCCATTTTTATTTCTCCTTTCGTTTATTTTTTGCGTGTGGTGGTTGTTACAACTGCTATGTTCCCGTCGTCGTAAAACTGCTAAGCGCTTAACCCGCCGCATAGCAGCCGGAACACCTCTCTGCCCTTTGGCGTGATAAGAACCTGCACACCACTCCAGGCGGTTTTTTCGTTATAACACTCCTTGACTTCAAATAATCCATCACCTTTACCCGCATAAGGCATCAGCTTTCCCTTTTTGTCCCTGTAAATATATTTTTTCTCCAAAAGGAAATTGACAAATGCTTTCTGCCCTATGCCAAGCTGTTTGGCGGTTTCGCGGAAGTTGGTCAATAGGTTCCTGTCGACAAGCTCATCAAAATAATCGGCTTTCGGACGCATGACGGTATTGGAGACCGAAAGTTTGCTGTTTGTGACTTCCAGATTCTGAATGCGGAGTTGCTGCTGTTCGATAGTACGTTTCCCAATCAGCAGAGCCTTTGCCATGATTTCCTCATCAGACATTTCCTTTGCCCCGGAGATATATCCACCGGTCTTTCTGATTGCCGGAATGACTTCATCGGCAAGTAAGGCTTGAAACTTTTGCGCTGTCTCGTTACTTGCTTTAAATCCCAAACGGTAGACCATGTTTTCCGGAAGAAAATTATCTTTCGCAACATCTTGCGAAAGCCCAAACTCACGAAGATACTGGTTAATTGTTCTCCACCGCACGTATTCAATTCCGTTCTTGCTCTCTGTAAATCCAAATCCTCTCGCTACATCCTCGGCATTTAAATAGGCTGTTCCGTTTGCCGGATCCAGATAACCTCGTACATTTTCAATCGTCATTAGACTGTTCATTTTGCTACCTCCCATTTGATAATCACACTTTTAGTGTGTATTTCTGGTAAAAAAAATCTTTTCGACCGGTACTCCGTAGAATTTTGAAAGCCGTACTTTGACTTCGTCTCGTGGTATTCGTCTTCCCTGTTCATACATACCCAATGCGGATATGCTTATCCCAACGGCGTTTGCAACCGCTTCTCGCGGAATGTTTCCCCTTAGCTTTTTTAGAATCAATCCCATAGAGTTCATTTTTTCACCTCGCTTTCTTATACACTGTAAGTGTAAATCAATCTTAGAGTTTTGTCAACACGAAAAGTGTTGATAAATTACACTTTTCGTGTTAATATAATTTTGAAAGGAGTTGTGTTGGCAGTGGAATTTAAAGATATAATAAAAAAATTGAGACTGGAGCGAGACCTGTCTCAGCAAGAATTGGCGGAAAAAACAGGCTTGTCCGCCAGTTCCATAGGGATGTACGAACAAGGCCGAAGAAAACCTAGTTTTGAAGTTTTAGAATTATTTGCTGATACCTTTAACGTTGATATGGATTATTTATTAGGTCGATCGTCAGAACCAAACAAATATTCAAGAATATTAACTAGAGCTCAAGATGAACTTTCGAAAGAAGAACTGCAATCTTTGGAAAACATGGCGGAGTATTTTTTAAGTAGGAAAAAGAAATAATGATAAAGAAAAAGGCTCAGTTACCCCCTATCGTGGTTGCCTATAAAGAATTTAAAAAACTTGGCATTCACAAATTTCCAATAAATATTTTTGACGTTTATAAGCACTATCATATTCCGCTTGTTTCCTATTCAGAAGCTTCAGAGAACGGTGATTTTTTAGAAACCATCAACGGACTTAGAGAAAAGCAGGTTGATGCTTTTTGCTATAAATCAGATAAATCATATATCGTTTTTTATGATAATATGGCTTACTCAAACAGAATTCCGTTTACTTTGGCGCATGAATTGGGGCATATTCTATTACGGCACCACTACTGTTCCGATAATGGAATTATTACACGTTACGCCACATTAACACGAAAAGACTGGAGAGAAAAAAGTGCGGATGCTTTTGCGGGCGCATTTATTAGGCCGGCGATGCTTATAAAAATTTTGAACATTAAAGAAATACACGATACGACATCAATTTTTGGTGTATCTGTTCAATGCGCAGAAGTTGGAAACAACATTGCTAAATCTTTTACGCCGCTATCTCGATTCACTAAAGTCGTATCTTATTTCAACAATCAATTCTATGATTTTATTCATGGTCGATACTGTATGAAGTGTCACCACACATTCACCATTGAAAAAAGTAAATATTGCCCTATGTGTGGATCGGATAAACTTATTTGGAATAACAGAAACTTACCTATTTTTTCTTTTTTAGAAAATCCATTGGAAGGAGAATTACCGCTTGATATGAAATACCATAGTTATCCGGAACAGGAAAACGGAAAGACACAAAAATGTTTTAGATGTGATAATGAAGAAATTGGAGACGATGATTACTGCATCATATGTGGGCTTGAAACACAAAATAAATGCTCCAATTATTCATGTAGTGAAACGCTCTCCCTAAACGCACGATACTGCCCTTATTGCGGTGAAGAATCAACATATTACCGTCTGAAACTTCTCCCTTCGTGGGAGGATGAATATAAGGAAATTCAGTCGGAACTTGATCCAGCACAGCAATTCGCTGCAGGAAGCGAGGATATTCCGTTTTAATTCACTAGTTAGAAAAGAGGTTTTATCATGAAAAAGGGGGCCTCTTCTAAAAACAGTACACTTTATAAATTGGTAAAACACAATATATAAATTTTTGTTGACAACTTTGCTGCCATGTAATATGATAATGACACATCAAAGTTTGATGTATGTTTTAGGTATCTATCCCTTGGCAGTAAGCCTCTCCAATTTGTCCGGAGATGGCCAACCCCAAGGGATTTTTCATTTGTAAAGGGAGTATAAAATGGAAAATGTTGCTATTCTGGTAGACGGAGCATTCTTTATAAAAAGAGCTAGGTATATTTTTGGTAGCAAGAATCCGAAAGAATTAGCTGATTTGCTTAATTATCACTGTCGTCGCCATCTTTATTCCACAAAAGGAAAAACTAAAAATCATTTATACAGAATTTTCTTTTACGATTGTCCGCCTCTATCAAAAAAGGTCTTCCATCCGTTTTTGCAAAAGCAAATAGATCTTGCCAAATCTCCCAATAGCGCATGGCGTTTAGAATTGCACGAAGAATTAAAACGTGTGAGAAAAACCGCGCTGCGCCTTGGGCATGTTGACGATGTAAACATAACATGGGCAGTAGACTATGATAAAATTAAATCTTTGTGCTCACATAAAATAAACTGGGATCGGCTGACCGAAAAAGACTTCTCTATGAATGTAAAACAAAAGGGCGTAGACATGAGGATAGGGATTGATATAACATCCCTTGCGCTCAAAAAACAAGTTAGCCGAATTATCCTTATTTCCGGAGATAGTGATTTTGTTCCTGCTGCAAAATTTGCCAGACGAGAAGGAATTGATTTTATTTTAGATCCGATGTGGGCTCCAATAAAACCTGATTTATACGAGCATATAGACGGACTCCGCTCGACCTTTCCCAGACCCAAAAACAGACAATAAAAGTTTTAATCCAATATAAAAATCCCGCCGCCATGCTGTGAACATGACGACGGGAACCACGAATGAATGGGGATTCTTTCGTGGCAGTTGTAACAACCCCACCACGGGCTGATTACTTTATAATTATAGCATAATCAGCCTATTTGCCAAAGGAGGCTGATTTTATTATGAAAAAAGGGAAAAACGGATTTTATTGCACTACGGCTACCATAAATGGGAAACGTAAATATTTTTATGGGAAAACACCACAGATTGCCGTTGAAAAGCGGAATTCATTCATCGCAAAAGTTAAGGACTTCCCTTATCTCGACGACCATGTCACCTTATCCGAATGGGTGGAGGCTTGGCTGAATGGTATAAAAAATACGGTAACCGAGCATACGTGGTTCTCTTACCGTGGAGTTCTTCGGCGTCATGTTATAAGTGTTCCATTCGGTTATCATCTTCTCGAAGACCTGCGGCCGGCTTTATTTCGTGTCTATTGGCAGGAGATTTTGGATTCAGGCCTGTCCCCTCGCACGGTTTGTTATGTACATACGTTAGTGTCGGCCGCGCTGAAACAAGCGGTATCGGATGGCGTTATCCCGTCAAATCCGCTTGACTACGTCCGTCGGCCTAAGCGTACCCCTTCAAAGTCGAAGTCCCTCTCAAAATCGCAAATTAGGGTATTTTTTGAGCATGTTAAAAATGAACAACTCCGCCGGATATGTCATTTCGCTCTGACAACCGGCATGCGACGCAGTGAAATATTGGGGTTGCGCTGGCGGGATGTTGATTTAGACCGGGCAACTGTCAGCGTTACCCAGACATGCATTGTGCTTCCGGGATCTTCATACACTCTGGTAGACGGCGCGAAAACAGACAGCTCCATTCGGTGTATCTCTATTGATCAAGGCACTGCTGAAATGCTTCGCAATCAACACGCCTATTTTCTCCGATTAAAAATGCAATATCCAAAAAATAGAAATTGTGACCTTGTATTCCCTTCTCAAATTTTGACACCGGTTTGTCCGGATAACGTCACACATGCCGCGAAGAAAGCTTTTATTGCCGCCGGTCTTCCTGAGTTCTCATTTCACTCGTTCCGGCACACACATGCCACGTTTCTTATTGAAAGCGGCATCAATTATAAAATTGTTCAGGAGCGATTAGGACACTCTTCCGTTCAAACTACGCTTGATACATACACTCACATCACCCAGAAAATGGACGAAGAAGCCGCGGAAATTGCATCCCATATTATTTAATACCCCACACATAATTATTACGGTGGCCCTTCGTCGGGTCACTTTTTAATTATATTCAAAGAATTGACCGATGCAACGGGTGTTGTACAAATGTTGTACTAAATCAAAAACAAACATAATGCGAGGGATAAATTAAAAAAGCCAACATGCTCTTTTCTTAGATTACATCGGCTTTTTCACTTGGTGCCGGAGATGGGACTTGAACCCACACGATATTGCTATCGGCAGATTTTGAGTCTGCTGCGTCTGCCATTCCGCCACTCCGGCATATATCAACGGCAATTATTGTAAC